GGTTTGAGAAGATCATGCTTCTGTTTAAACTTTGGTTTTGCAAATGAGAACATTGTTTCTTCCTTCGGCTTTCGATAATTAGACTTTCCCGTTTCACCATTACGGAATCGCTCCATGACATATTGTTTTTCGAGAGCCGGCGAAACATGATTCAGAAAATTTTGTAAATTTGAACCAAAGTTACAGTTATGGCAACGATAGAAAAAGTCATTACCCTTTTGGTAGAAGTACCCTCTGGTTTTCTTCTGATTCTTCTGAGAATCTCCGCAAATAGGACAGCGGCACCTGGCAACACTGTCCCTACTCCAAGCGAATCGTTCAAGTTGAACTGCAACTAAGTTAATATATTTCTTGTCAATAAAAATACTCATGAACGAAGTATAACATACTCGTTATGAAATGTCAAACACCATCATGGAATTGTTGATGATTTACAAAAACTATTGGTTGGTTGCCGCCGCCGGCGGCAGCGGTTACACCAGTGCAGAAAATATAGAAAAGATCAACATCACCTAAGTCGCTTCCAACAGGAAGTGTATATCCTCCTGCATAATAAATATCTGTCAGTGCATCTCCATTAACGTCCACAAAGTTACTAGCATATGTGACTGGACTCCCACTAACTGGTTGTTTAAGAAACAAAGAATGATAATCACCTGTACCATAATTTGTTAATTGGATGGAATTCACATTTGAATCTAAATTTATAACACATGTGTTTCTTATAGAGTTACTGTTAGCATTAATTGCTATATTAGCACCCGGATTGTTCAAAGTTGTTGTATCTTCCCTGACCTTTCGGATTATTGGTTGTCCGTTATTCTGTTCCATTGAAATCCAAGCATCACTAAGAGAGGCCAGGGTCGTACCGCCGTTGTTGATCGAGGGGCTGCCTTTAAGATACACAAACCGGTTGACCCCTGGTGCGGGGTCAGAAAGCTCAAAAGTTATAGCTTCTGGTCCGGGATTTCCTTGTTGTCCTTCTGGTCCTACCAAGCCACCAGCTACAAAATTCCATTTGTCGGTCGAGGTGCTTCTTCCCGGTCGATCGAGACCATTCGTGGTGGTCGAGGTGTGATTTAAGATACAAACAAATGATCCATTGGTTATTCCCAAGGTAGTTAATGATGAAAGATTCCAGTTCGTATGGTACTCCTCATAAACAACATCACCATACACATAACTCGTACTTGATGCCCATTCTCCCCTCCAGTTCGCACCAGTAGCGCCTGTTGCTCCAGTTGGACCTGTGATAGCTTCTCCCGAAACAGCAATACGGTATGAACCAGTAACAGGAGCTTGAACAGTAACACCTTTACCACTTAAATCATTCAGAACTAGTGTCTTCCAGTCAAATTGAACAGAATATGTGTCACCTTGAGCACAGGCATAGTCAAAACTATAACCGAAAGTAGAACACTCATTAACTAGTTGAGGATTTGGAAAGTCTACGGTTGAACCATCTGTTCCTACTGGCATGGGATATCTCCTATAAAGATTCTCTCTTATTTATAATATTTAGTTCTCTGATGTTGTCAAGCACGCACTATTTTTCTATTTCCGTAATCTATGAACAACTCTTCATTTCTATTTATGAACCTATTCGTCGTGAACCGATAGATGTTTTCATCAACAATGTATTCAAACTTCAGGTTTGGTGTTTCACGTTGGTTGAACACTGATGCCAACCCTAATGATATCAAATATCTTTCTCCATCTGTAGTAGCCCAGAAATAATTGTTCATCATGTGAGAAAGTACGACAGATTCTATTCTCACGGCGGAATCAACTAGGTGGCTCTCTTCCACCACAACATTTTCTTCGATATCTTCTACTGCAAAAACTCCCCGTCCATGAACAGGAGAGTCTCGAACTTCTAATTTATGTGCAGTTATATAACTTCCCATAGTGTCGATACGATTATATTAGTAGCACTTGGATCATTTTCCTCAAGATAGACATAGACATATTCACCAACACCAGCAGTATTCCCCAAAGTGTGACCATTAGTTAATGTTGTGAAATAAGCAGCACCTGATTTTGTTCCTTCTACTAGAATCTGTTGATCATTATATCCTGAGAGGGGTGGTGTGATTGATAACTCTAAGGTGACACCAGCAGCATCTATATTCGCTTGACTATTGTTCATATTTGCCGAAGTTGACTTTTTTAGTCTGACAAACACATCTGTTGAGGCGTTTGCACATCCATCAGGGACATATAGATCAGTTTGAATAAGTTTAGCATCATATGGCATTATCTGTGCAAAATCTAGTTGTTGACCAGTGGCTAGAGAAAGGGTAGAGTTGAGATTAAACACAAGTGGAAACTGAGTCTTTACATCTCCAGTTGCACCATTGAGCGAAGAGACACCTTCTACTGCACCAGTTGCTCCGTTGAATGTCTCAACGTAATCACCGACTGGTCCAGTTGGACCAGTAGCACCATCAGCACCAGAAATCTGAATGAATGAAGATCCATCATAGAAGAATAGATCGCCAGTATCAGTTTCTAACCAGAAGTCGCCTGTGTTTGCACTAGAAGGAGTATCGGCTCCAGTGGTAAATCCTACGCCTGGTCCAGTATCACCTTGAGGTCCAGTACCACCAGTTGGACCTGTTGGACCTATTGGACCCTGTGCTCCATCTTCACCTTTAGCACCATCTGCACCTGTTGGACCCTGAATACCTTGATCACCTTGAGCGCCAGTTGGACCTGTTGGACCCTGAATGCCTTGATCACCTTGAGCGCCAGTTGGACCTATTGGACCCTGTGCTCCATCTTCACCTTTAGCACCATCTGCACCAGTTGGACCCTGAATACCTTGATCACCTTGAGCGCCAGTTGGACCTTGAATACCTTGATCACCTTGAGCGCCAGTTGGACCTATTTCACCTTGAATACCTTGATCACCTTGAGCGCCAGTTGGACCTGTTGGACCCTGTGCTCCATCTTCACCTTTAGCACCATCTGCACCTGTTGGACCCTGAATGCCTTGATCACCTTGAGCGCCAGTTGGACCTATTGGACCCTGTGCTCCATCTTCACCTTTAGCACCATCTGCACCAGTTGGACCAGTTGGACCCAAAGTTCCACTTATAGTAACATCTCCCGTCTGTCCATTTACGGTTGAGACACCTTCTACTGCACCAGTTTGACCATTGAAAGATTGGACATAGTTTAAAATCGGGCCGGCTTCTATCTCAAGGAAAACTTTATCACCAACGGTTAGATCGTCGCCACTTGTAACGGTATCCTTAATATCAAAAGAATAATATGTTCCATTATAACCAGCAGGGCCCAGTGTATATTCCGCATAAGCTCCACTGACTCCCTTCTGCCCGGGTTGGGATACCAATCTAAGAATGTTGTTATCTGTATCTGTAAAAGATGAAAATAAAGTTGTATTATCTGTTCCTTCTAAATCAAACTTATGAATTTGCATCACATTCAATGGTATAGCCGATTCAATATAGATTGCTCCATTACTGGAAGGATTACTAGAAGCAAACTGGTATGAATGTAGTGGTTGTGAATTTCTATAAACTAAACTGGTTTCTTGAGAAAATATAAGATTTGATCTATTCACAATTTCAAGTGCAAAAACATCTTTATTCCGATCAGATGAAGTAGACGTGCCACCAAAATCGATAACAGAAAGATAAACTGTGAATATTCCATTTTCCTCATCATAAGACCAAACAGGACTACCAATTTGATATTGAGTACATGTTCCTCGTATAAAATCACCAGCCGGAGATTGTGTATCATAATAAATAACTTCATCACCAACTTGAAGAGATTTTATGTAGTTTACAACAGAAAACCCGTTTCTATCTGTATTAGAAAAATACAAATACATGTTGGCGCCGGATGAAGGCCATGTACTGACCGATACACTAGTTTTGCCTGATGTTATACTACTTGGACTTGCAATAGCCGAAGAGTCAAAAGACCATGTTCTAGAAGAAGTTGTATCAGCTGGCCATGCTTCAATTTTAATCGTATCTGAAGAAGGACTCGAACAGGTAATACCAAATCCACCCAGAATTGATACAAAATGTGAAGATGGAGTTACCGTCGTTTGTGTTCCTGAATACTGACCAGTAGTAAAACCCTTGACCACAGTGTTATCAAGAGAAACTCCACCCTCATTGACAACAAAATCATTTTGATCAAATAAAGCTATTCCTTTATTCGTGTATGAAGCATTTTCTCCTGATAGTGTCAGAATAGAACCATCTACACTTTTGTCTAGTCCCGTACCTGCATTGATCGTAATTCTATTGTCAGTGGATAGAACAGATACAGCAGATCCATTATCATCCGTCGCAGTAATTCCAGCAAATGGATTTGCAACTGTTATTTCACCAGATCCGTTTACGTTTATTGTATCATAATCAAGTTTGACATAATGTACGACCGCACCTCCCAATGGAGCTGGTCCGGCTTGGATCAATCCAATTCCTGTTGCACCAGAAAAAGAAATAGTATTAGAAATCAAACGATTTGTGGGGATCGACTGAAATCCAAGATCAATCGTAATTCCCTTATCAGGATGTTCTCCTACTGTTACAACTACACCATTATCACCTGTGATTGATATAGCACCAGTAACTCCACTAACGCTATCAACATCACCGCCACCACTGACATTAGAACTTATTTCAATAGATCCAGTAGAACCATCTTGAGTGCCTACAATCGTGACTCCATTTCCTGCAACAAAATTTAATGTATAGATTGGAAAAGGATTAATCCCACCACTCACACCTACTTCGAGTGTAGCAGGAGAAACAGAAGAAAGAGGGATGTAGTTCTGTGTACCATCACCATAAACAACTTTTAAAGTTCCACTTTCAGGTTTAATCTTTTCGACATAATCCTTTAAAAGAAATGTCCATGTTGTACCATCATATCCATAGAACTTCTTGTCATAATCATTAAAAACAAAGGTTCCTTGAAATCCGCTCTGTGAACTTGGACATGGGCCCAAGTTAGAAGCATCTAAGGTCAACCGATATCGTATATTATCTTTATATCTTGTATCAAAATCTGTACTTTGGATTATATCGCCTGTACCAAGAGTAATACCGTTCAGAACATGTAAATCACCTGCATTAGCCTGAACGGTCCCAAAATCAGCGTGCATTACATATGGATTATCGATAATATAACGAACATTCTCATCATCACTCGGAGAACCCTGAATCTGGTTCTGAAAAGAGGTAATAGCATAATTTATGTCAAACGTATCTAGTAACGGAAAATAAGAACTTTTGGTAATTCTAGAATTTCTATTCGTTTGTTTAAATGTATCACTAAAATATAAAGGCATAATATATCTATCCTATTAATAAATCATCCTTCAGAAACAGTAAAACTTATATAACCATCAGTTCCGCTGTCAATTTGATCAGCTTGGCTGGATCTCCATATGGTATAGTTTTCCTCGCCGAGCGCAGTATTTTTAAGAATCCCTGTTCCTATTTTAGCAAAGTTAACAGTTGATGTTTCTATACCATTTTTGAATTCAACCTGATTTTGTGCTATATTTCCCCCATTATTGAACCAACTAGTTGGATATGCTATGTAAAAATACGAGTCATTATTTGGTCCCTCTTCATTCAGATCACCAGCAGCCCCAGACCAACTTCGTGTAAATGGAGATGATGAGTTTGTCAGGTTTGATTTTACATATGGTGTAAGATCACCTGAAAGTTCCCAAGATACTGTTCCGGCGACCCCATGCCCATCAAAAGCTTCACACCGACCATCGAGAGTGCTCATCGAACTAATTAAAGTATTTAAATTTCCACTATCGTAACCTTTAGTCAAACCAAGAAGAATTTTATTTCCAAATTGAACTGTAAGTGTTTTTTCAGCTACATCCCCGTCAACTTGAGCTCTAACCTTCATTGTCACATTTGGGTTATTACTTCCTGATGGATACTTTAATGCTATTGATATATCATCAACACTATCTAAAGTTATTGGTTCTTGTAAGTTATCATTATTACCGGCCGTTGGTCCCAAGTAAAAATAGTAAGGACTAACAGCAGTACCTGCATCGTCACCCACAGCGCCAATAGAGGCATTAGGATCTCGTTCAAACCGACCTGCAAAATTCCGAGTTTGCGGGTCAAGCCAGAAACTTCCAGAGGTTAAACTCAAAGTAACACCAGAAGATGTATCTGGTGGATTATATGGTCCGAATTTTACCCGCAACCAGTCGTAGAATGGATTAAAAGTGGTCGTCCGGCCGCCGTTGTTGTTGGCGTTGTTGGATTGAGAAAGGAACCACGGGGCCCCCGCGGGGCCTATAAATTCTCTTACCGGTTTAGAATAAATCTCTTCATCTGGATCACTTCCAATGCTTCCAAATCCAATATCAAGAATACTAAGAGAAAAATCTGAATTTTGCCATATATCACCAACCCGAACGAATTCAAATGTTGTACTACCATCCTCCTGCAACGTAAGAAATCTTCTTGATCGCCAACCGGGAACTGAAGACCATGATGACGGATTAGTATCTTTTGTTATACCTGTATTTTGGTCTCCTCGAACATCTATGTATGCTCCGATATGACTTCCGTCATCATCATTATAAATGTTCCCAATAATTTTCACAACGCTTTCGTTAGTCCACGGACCTATTTCAATAGCATCAGGATTCGCAAGCTCTGTGAGTATATTACCTGCTCCATCTACTATAGAGAATGTTCCAACAGAACCAGTGGCACCTGTGTTACCAGTAGCACCTGTGGTTCCCTTTGTACCATCAACACCCCGTTTGCCTTGTAAAACATAGTAAATACTATACGCTGATCCTACACCACTGGCGATGAAGTCTTCCGCAACCTCTGTCGGATTTCCCGGAGCAATAACATCTTCTGTGCTTATTTGATAATAAACTTGGCCGGAGGATTCAATAGAGGAAATACCAGCCATTCGGAGAACTAAATACTTATTTGGATCTGTTTGAGAAACAATAAAAATAGTTGCGTCTCTTGCAGGTTCTCCTGATTCGGCAAAAAGTGCATCCCAATAATTTTGTAAATCAGTTCCTCTAAATTCCGTTACGTTAACAAATACTCTAGGATTAGTCTGACCCTCGCCATCTTCTGTATTATCTAATCCGTCAATAAAAATCTTACCGGACTGACTTGCTTCGGCCGAGGATTCCACCGACTCATATATTGCAAAAGCAATACCATTTTCACCTTGAACACGACCAAGATTTATCGGGGTTCCTGAACCACCAAAGTTATCAACCGGAGTTACATACAACTCTCCGTTTTCAATTGTTGCACCGGTGTACCCAGAACCAGTCAAACCAACCGCACCGGGTCTACCTTCTGCACCAGTAGAACCAGCAGCCACATTGACCGCAACCCAACCGTCGCCCGCGCCGAGATAGGTAAATTCCAAAGATGTTCTAGTTTCGAACCACTTTTCACCGATAACAGGATCACTTGGAGCGGTCATTCCTTTAGTATAAGGAACACCATCTCCTACTGGCGACCAACCAGAATCGTCAAGTCCATAGTATTTGGTGTCGAAGGCATTATAGACCATAGTACCTTTAGGTCCGAATGGTGTATTTGCGTTTGCACCTTTCACTGAGTCGCCTGTATTAGAAGCGTCAAGATACAGTTCGAAGGTTATGCCTCTTGATTGTCGATAAATATTTCTAACAACACCGATAATATCACCGGTTGCAGGATATCCGAAATTTCCATATCTGCCTTCTGATTGGAGATAAATATCACCAGATATTGCAGCTGGTAGTTTACTGATATCGTCAACAATAAATTTGTAACTACCCGTTCCAGTTATGGTTGTCAAATCAGTGCCGGTAGTAATACCAAGTTGCGTCTGAAAACCAGCAACAGCCATATTAATATCAGAAGTGTCTATAACTTGATAAAAACTTGTTCCGAATTTGTTTGTTTCTGAATTATTCGGTCTGATTACGTCAGGTACTCTAAATGGCATTTACAATCCTCCGACTTTTTGTACACTATATGTATAAAAAAACATCTTCTACAATAGGTTTTTATATCGTAAATCGATATCTAAAGTAACCTCCGCCTGGTTGAGATTGTCTGTAAATATAATAAAGTTCTTCATATCCGTTCTCGTTCACATGCAATTCTGGATCTCTGGTTGGAAATTCATCAGTTGCATCAAAACCACCAACAAGATTCTCAACTGCTGTAATTGGTCCGAATTTAGAGGGATAAGCAAGCCAAAATACTTCATTCGTGTCAAGAGTCCATGTTAGTTCTATGGAAGAATTCAAATCACTTTCTGTCGTCAGTACAGATGTAAACCCAAGTTGATCTAGATCATCACCACCTATCTCATTCTGAGCAACAACTCCATAATACAAATAATTTGGAAATATTAAACTACATGTTGATGTTTTTGTATCACCATTATCACCCTCAGCGGTTAGTGTAAAGGTAACAACCCCATCACTTGCATTGGGGTAATCTACTCTTATCAAATCCGGATTTATGGTACTTAGAGAAGTATATGGAGGGTCAAGTTCGTATCCAGAAGTTTCAAAAGAAGGAGAATCGATTCTAGCAGAGATCGTTTCGACAGTCGGAGAGGTGTATTGCACTGTGAATTGGTCATTTGTACCTGCTAAGTTTGAAAGTGTAAAAAGACTATTGTTCGGACCAATAAGGGCTCTATTTTCAGTTTGTCCATTTAATCTAAAGTTTGAAACAAGAAGACCGAATTCGCTATCTTTAAAGATATCTTGAATAAAAATATTCTGAAACCCTACAGTGCCATCATCATTGAGAACTAGAAATTTTCTTCCTATTTTATTATTTCTATCGCTAGAACTTAAAGAACTAAAATGATTCGTTTGTAAAGTATGAGATATGTGCGTGCCTGGTTCGTCTTCTATTGAAAATGTAAGAAGAGCGTTATCGTTTGTTGGTTGACTCGCAGATATGTTTAAAACATCGGTAAGAGTTTCTAATGTTAGAGTTTCTGGATTTTCAACAATTGCACCACCAGAAACCCCAACGGAATTTAGACCAGAACCACCGGTTGGTTCGAAAACAAAAACAGCATCCCAAGCAACACCATTCCATTTCCATGTTCTGGTGCCGAAGGTGAAATTCTGATTTATTTCTGGTCTAGTTGGGAATGTTATAGCCATGTTTTTTACCTACTATTGTGGGTGTGGTTGCACCCAAAAATCATCGTACCTTACATACATCTTTCCAGTAATTGTAAAAAACCAAAAGTCCCCATTCACAACATCTTTCGTGATTGCGGGATCTTGTTCGTCAATAAAAACTAAGTATCTGGTTCGATCTTTCAGTGCGATCTGAATGATTGAACCGGTTCTTGATGCTACGAAATCTTCTCCAGAAAAATCAATCTCTTCTACACTTTGTTTGTTTTGTCCATCCGAAGAAACAGTGATTTCTCTTTCAACAATGATTCTATCTTGTGTCACCCCTTGTTGAAAAACTCTCAATGGAACTGGAGTTTGATCTTCAAACAGTCCAAGAGTTCCATCCTCATTAATTCCAACACTGGGCATCACCGACCGAGAGGATACTATATTTTGCTTTAAATAATCACCAAGAGTCGTGAAAACAGCATCTAACTGTGAGGTTAGTGCTTCGTTTTCTTTTTCTAGTTGCTCTGGTGTTTTATTCGCCATCATATATTCCAAGAACTAAAATCAGATTCTTTATTCTTTGATGAGAACTTTTCATCAAAGTTAGATCCGTCAAATCCACTTCCGTTTTTCTTTAATTCTGTTTGATTGCTTTGTACTAGGGCAGTAGAATCTTCAGAATCAAAAAGTTTCATCTTTGATCTATTTATTCCGACCAAAAACTTACGATTTGAAGCTGCATCATTGTAACGATTTTTGAGTTGTTTGACCATAACTACACCCATCTCATCCAAGTCCTCCGTAGAAATCAAAGCGAACATAAAATCCGCAGTCGCAGGTAAACCAAACGACTCCGAAGTATCAGTTAGGTCAACATCGGTACTGGAGAAACCTTGACGATTCGTTTGGGTGGCCGTGAAAAGAGGAATATTGTATTCCACGGCAAGTCCACGAAGTTCTTCGGCTATAGACTTCACCATCGTATATGAGTTGACTGAACCAGTGTTCTTCATTCGAGCACTAGCACATATATTTAGGTAATCTACAAAAACCACATCTGGAACAAATGATTTCTTCAAACGAAGTTCTTCGAGAAGATGTCGGAAGTGATTCACATTTGCGGTTGCAGTCGGATACTCCTTGACGATCAACTTTCCCTTAATACTTTCTCGAAGTTTGTCCACCTTCTTGTCGTACATGATCTTCGGAAGTTGTTTCAGGTCATCAAGTGTGACATCCATGAGGTTCGCGTCGATTCTCTCGGCGATTCTTTCCTCTGCCATTTCACATGTGATATAAAGAACATTCTTTCCCTGAGCAAGACAGTTAGCGGCATGATGACACATGAACAGAGACTTACCAACACCAGTTCCTGCCATGACAACATTCAAAGTCTTTGTTGGAGTGCCACCCGAAGTAATCGTATTGAAGAACTCCAGATCGAAAGGCATTTTCGATTCTACCTTGTGGTAGAATTCGTATCTTTGGTCTGAGTCTTCGAGGTAGTCGTGTCCGATATGGGGGTCGAAACAGACTGAGAGGGCTTCTGTGAGGATTTCAGGGATTGCGTTTGCCGTCTTTGACTTTGACTTACCATCGATGATGTGAATCGACTCCATGATCGCATTGTACACCGCCTTTTCTTTGCAAAAGTTTTCTGTAGTATCAATCAACCATTGTTCGTCTTGTTCGTTTCCAGCCTGGTACATATCTTCGATACTTTCACAGGATTTCTTGAACACTGACTCGTTTATTGATCGATCATCACTCAAAGAGATAATCAAAGATTCCTTCGATGGAATCGTATTATACTTCTCAATATAAGATCGAATCGCCTTATAGACGACTCGATCTGTTTCTTCTAGAAAATATTCTTCTTTTATGAACGGTAGTGTCTTTCTTGCAAAAGACTCATTCTTCATCACCTGAGATAGAATCAGGTTCTCCACCGTCAAGTTCGACATACTCATCAGTTGGTTCCTCACTGTACTTTTCGTAAAGAAGTTGTATAATAATATCCCCAATCATTTTTTTCAAGTTTTTATTTTCTTTTTTCTTCTTGGGGTTTTCGAGTATATCATACTCATATCGAAATTCCATTCGTTCATCCCCCACAAGAGGGTTGAATTGTACCTTACCGGCCAAGAATACGATACCTTCGTATTTCTTTTCTAGAATTTCTATAGCGAACCGATCATCCTTGTACGGAATCAGTCGGTACTTCCAGTTCGTCTCTAATTGATCCATACTTATATTCCTTTGCAACTGCTTGTTCCAGTTGTTTCATCACATCTTCGGTGAAGTATTTCTCTGGTTCCTTGTAGACAGACTTCTCAAAGGCCTTTGTACCATCAGGAAACTCTAGTCGAGTGGATACCTTCTTAATGATATCATGTTTGAGAGCAATATCCACCAAGCCATAATAAGGATGAAGTCCCGCATCGTAACTCAATAATACATCAACCATCGCATTTTCTTTGGTCAATCGAGACTTGTAGAGTTTACAATGCACAATATTTCCGATGACTTCTGTTCCTTCCTTGACCTTCTTCTTTGAAAGATAGACGATTGTGGATGCGGCATACTTCAGACCAGAACCACCACCCATCTCCTTGGTGGGGAACATCGAACCAACGACATCATAAGTGTGATTGGTCATAATCATCGGAATACCAGCCTTACCGAGTTTCAGTGTCAAGACACGGAAGGTTGCCTTGATGACCTGTGCCCGAGTCATATCTCGGGTCGTCTTTCCTTCTGCGGTGTCGTTCATCTCCTTCTCAGTTGACAACATACCGAGTGAGTCCAGAACAATCATAACTGGTTTTTGTTCCTTCTTCGGAAGCTCGAGATGTTTATCTACAATCGTGATCGCCTGATGACGAAATTCTTCCACTGTTGAAACAGGAAAGATAGCGATCCGCGAGGGGTCGATGCCCCTCTCACGGATCATATCAGATGTAATCGCCTGTTCAGTATCAAAATAAAGAACAACCCCATCAGGACGATCACGAAGAAAACGATGGACGAGAGAAAGTGCGAAATAAGTTTTGCCAGTTGCGGACTCACCCGCAAGAGCCGTGATCTTGTTATCCGGGATACCTCCGTACAAAGATCCGCTGACAAGAGCATTGAAACTATAAGAACCAGTGTCAACAAAACCTGTAATGTCGCTTCCTTCGATTCCATCATCTGCGATAGAAGCATATTTGTTTCCAGATTGGTTTACAAGATCACTCAGGTAACTCATAAATCAGTCGCCTCCGATGACACCAGCAACATCACCAGCGCCAACAAGAGTCTTGTCGGGGACGATCAGTTGAGGAGCATCACTGTGAATACGCTTGAACTCCTTGGTGAGTTCTTCGTGGGGATTCACCACGAACGCAACAACCTTCTCATCAAGAGTAATTTCATCACTGTAGTCCGCATAAGGCATCCAAGGCGCAAGACCAATATTGTTTTGTCCGGTTGGGACGATCAGAGAAGGCAAACGAAGGGTGTGAGTCCCTTCCCCTGCACTGTAATCGCAAATTAGTTCTTCGCCTGACATGAGACGAACAATACGGACATCATTGATTTCAATAGTCATTCTGTTCTCCTTATATAAAGAATGATTCAAGTGTAGATTTTCTTTCAGTCTGCCATCCTATCACATCTAGAATGGAAGTCAAGGGGTCTAAGAAACTTTTCTCAAACTGTGTAGTGTAG